CGCGCCGTGCCGGTTTTTATAAGACCGGTCAAATTTTAAGCTGGTGAAAACGAGATTGTTCATCCGTGTCACACCGATGTATGTGATAACGTCCCGGCGGTCACGCATAGACTTTAGAGCGTTGATTGCTCCGTCGCCCCCGATAATCGTACCGGAGATGTTGAGCGTACCCGCCGCATTGTTCACATGGTCGTCGATGTCAGCCCCGTCTTCCACGGGGTTTGAGGTAACGGAGCTGCTGTAACTCTCGCTTTCCTTTTCGATTACGCCGTTTTCGAGTGGGATGAAACGGACTGTGCCGCCTTTTCTCCCTCTCAGCACATACGCCATTCTCAATCCCTCCTATCAGTAAGCGTATTGGTTTTTAAGCACCATGCGCTCGCGCTCCTCCTCCCGGAACTCGTTATACAGCTCGCGGACGGTATCGCGCAGCGAGGTTTTCAGGTTCTCTGTGGATTCCTCATCCGCACCACCCTGAACGATGACGGTAATCTGCGGAGCAAACGCAGGACTGCCGCCACCGCCGCCGGGAACCGGATCTGGGTCGGGAACATCGACGTGCGTACCGTCCCCGTCTCCGTCCTCCGTATTCGGGTCAGGCGGGTCGAAGTCGCCCACCACCGGCGTGACGGAATATGTGGCGTCTGCCACCACAGGAGAGGGTGCGTCGCCCACAATCGGATTCACTTTGAAAGCAGTATTTGCGGGACCGTTGATTGCGGGCATATCGAACTTGGTCGGAATGGCATTCTCGATGTCTTTTGTCACGCCTCCCATCGTCTTTTCAAAGCCCTGCCCCAGACCGGCAGCCATATTGTCACCGATTCCGGCGAACACACGAGACGGGCTGTGGATTCCCAGAAAGCCCTTAACGCCGTCAACGATTCCGCTAAAGAACCCTGTTACCTTGTCTCTAATCCAGCCCGCCATAGCTGTGATACCGTCCCAGATACCCCGCACGATATTCTTACCAACTTCGACGACGGAACCAATCAGCGCCCCGATGCCGTTTACAATGGCAGAAATAATCTGCGGCAGCTGCGCCACCAGCTGCGGGATGGCTTGAATGATACCGGCCGCCAACTGGATGAGGACATTCACGCCGGTTTCAAGAATGGCCGGCAGGTTCCCGCTGATGAACTCCACGATTGAGGTGATGATAATGGGGAGCTGCTCAACCAGAATCGGGATTGCGTTAATGATGCCATTCACAAGCATCAGGATAATCTGAGCGCCCTGTTCCAAGAGAATTGGCAGGCTCTCCGTCAGGAACGTCAGGATGCCCTCGATAAGCAGCGGGAGCTGCTCAATTAGCATCGGTATTGCCTCGATAATACCCTGCGCCAACCCCATCAGGAGCTGCATACCCGCTTCCATGAGCAAGGGGGCATTTTCTATCAGGGTGTTCACCGCCGACATCAGGCCCTCAATGATGGTCGGAATCAACGTCGGCAGGGAATCGCCAAGGCCAGTCGCCAGATTAGCCACAATCTGAACCGCTGCCTCCGCAAACATAGGCAGTAGCTCTCCGATTGCCCCAATAAGGCTGTCCACCAGATTGACCGCCGCGTCCACAATCAGCGGGACGTTTTCAAGTAGCGTCTCCGCGATAAGGGAAATAGCGTCCACCGCCACAGGAATAAGCTGCGGCAGCAGGGCAATGATGGACGAAAGCACCTGACCGAACACACTGCCCGCCGTACTTACAAGAGTGGGCAAAAGCGAACCTACCGCTGGTATCACCTTGCTGATCGCGTCAGGCAGGGCGGCGGCGAGATTTTCAACCACAGGCGTGACATTTTTCACCACGTTCCCAAAGCTGTCCACCACGTTATCGACAAGCAATCCGATGTCAGCGTTTGCATTACCGAGGCCGGCAAGCAGGTTGCTGATTGCCGACTTTGTGCTGGAAATAGAACCGGCAATCGTTTCCGATGCCTCTAACGCCGTCGTGCCGGCAATCCCCATATCCTCTTGGATAATGTGGATGGCCTCGGTTATGTCTGCGAAATTGGATATGTCGAATTTCTTACCGGACAGCTTTTCCGCGTCACTCAGCAGCCGCTCCATTTCTTCCTGCGTACCACTGTAACCGAGCTTGAGGTTGTCCAGCATGGTGTAGTTCTGCATGGAGAATCCACGATACGCATTCTGGATAAGCTCAAGGTCCGTACCCATTTTGTTCGCGTTATCGGACATATCCACAATCGCGCTGTTCGCATAGGACGCGGCCTTATCGGTGTCGTTGCCGAGCGATTTAATCAAGCTGGCAGAAAAACTCGTGGTGAGTTCCATGTACTGGTTCGCCGACATACCAGCAGTGGCGTAGGCGTTTGCCGCATTCGCCTGTACCGTCTGAGAGGCTTTGCCGAACAAAGTATCAATACCGCCGACAAGCTGCTCATAATCGGAATAGGCAGACACGACCTGCACNCAGCAGCGGAGACGCCCGCGATAGCCGCCCCAGCGCCTTTCAGAACGCCGCCGAGCTTCTCAAACTTGCCGCCGGATTCTTCGGCGGCCTCGCCGAGATTGGAAACGTCCTGTCTGGCGCCGCCGGCAGAACCGCCCATATCGTCTGTTGCGGTGGCGGCTCGTTCTGCGTTTCTGGTGTAGTCGGTGAACCTGTCCTTTGCGGACTGGATCGCGTTGCCCAGCCCGTTTCGGATTGTAGAAATCGGGTGCGCAAAACCGTTTGCGATGTTCTGCGCACCCGACACAACATTTTCTCTAAAGGCGTTGGCTTGCCCCGTTACATAGGAGAAAGCCCCGCCAACACCCGATCGCAGGGAGGAGGAAAAGGTGTTTCCTCCATCCACGCCGGCAAGGAAAGAACTGCGGAACGCCGAGCCTACGCTGCTGGCCTGCGACTGCAAACCGCCGAGATTGCTCGTGACATTTCGGATGCTCGAATTAGCCTGAGAGCTATCCGCACTGATATTGATTCTGCCGCCGCTGCCCTGCAAATCGCCAAGACTGCTCGTGACGTTGCGAATGCTGGCTTCTGCCTGCGATGTGTTGGCGCGTACATTTATGCTGTACGATACACTGCGGGCCTCGTCCACAGTTCATCCCTCCTCTCAATCTTTCTTATTCCATTCGTCCTGCCAGAGCAGGCGGGCCTGTTCAGTCTCAGAGAATTCATACAGGTCCATCTCTTTAAGCTCCGAATAGGTCACGCCGCCCATGCAGAACACAAGCCGCCAAAACCGCTCGTTCTTACGAGCGCGGCTTTCAGCGGCCTTGCGGTTTAGTTCGTTCGCTAAGAAAGGATTCGATCTCGCGCACCAGCTCGCCCGGAGTAGCGAGATCATCCTGTTCGTCGAAGTATTTCAGACCGGCCTTTGCCACCTCAGCGGGGGCGGTTACACAGCCCTTGATAAGAGCGTCGGCGTACTTCGCCGTGTTCTTTCTGCCGTTGGTGGGGTTGATGTAGAGGTCAGTCAGGTTGGAGTACCACGTGAAATTCACGCTTTGCAGCTGGTACTCAACATCGTTGACGACGACGGTTTTAGTTCTTGCCATAGGTCAATCCTCCTCTGAAACATTGGCGTTTTATACATTACGCGCGTATAGGCGCATTAGGGAGACGGTGATACACATTACTCTCTATTCTCCCTATTTACACACTCTATTAAGAATGAATGTTTCAATGTTTCAGGCACCCATAAAAGCCAGTAACGGTGCGGGTTTTAGCCGAAACATTGGCGATACATTGGCCGAAACATTGAAACATTCGGGGCTGAAACATCTTGTTGAATTTCCCGCCTAAACTTAGACTTTCGCGCCTAATACTTGAATTCGGGCGAGATGTTTCAGCTCAATGTTTCAGCCATTACAGCTGAATGTCAGGGATGAGGAACACGATGGAGACATCGGCGGCCTCCTTACCTCTCGCCCTGTCAGGCAGCTTCTCCACCATGCAGTTCTGGGCGAAGAAAACGGAGCCGCTGTCGTTGGCGTCCGTGATGGCGAGGTTTGCCATCACATTCTTCTCGGCGCACTGCTCAAGGTACGCCACGTCAGGAGAATCCTGCAACAGCGTGATGGTGAGCTTACCCGCCTTGTTCGCATTCAGGATGTAGGTGCTGTCGCCCTTTACACCCTTTTTCAGCGTGACGTTGGCCTCGTCACGGGCCAGCGTGAACATACTCTCGCCGAACATACGGAGCTGCCGGTTGTTGAAAGACACATTGACTTTCATCGGGTCAAATGTAGCTAACATGGTCTATCCCTCCTTTACAGCGTCGCACGGAGGACGCCTTTGGTTTTTACCTGATGGACTGCGCCTGCCAGCTGAGCCTCCCACGTGATGTCGGGCATCACACGGTTGCGGCGCTGGTCTTCGGTGCTCTCCGCATACTTCGGAATGACAACGGTGAACACGCCGGTCTTGCTCTCCGGGTCGCGGGCGATGATGTTGAGGTCCGTGGCCTCTGCCAGAGCCTGCAATACCGCCGTGCCAATCATGCCGAACCCGTCGTCACCGTAGTTGATGTTGGCGTTTTCCAGCAGGATGTCATAGAGCAGGTCGCGCATACGCTTGGCGATCCAGTCCCCGCCGAGAACCACGTCGATGAACTCACCGTTGAGGCAAGTGCCGTCCTTTACGTATTGGCGCTTATACTCCTCGGTCAAGAAGTTCACGTGGTTTTCAAGCAGGGCCTCCCGCTCGCCGTCAGTGAGCAGGGGGAGCGTGATGAGCTTGGTCGTGGAGGCGTTGCCGTCCTGCGGGCGCTTGAACTTCCACGTTACGCTGGTGGGGTAGAACGGTCCCACGTTGCCCGTATAGGAGGCGTCAGGCTCCTCATTCAGATTGTCTGCATCGGCATAGATAACAGCGGCACGGGCGGTGTTGCACACGAACGCCTTGTTGCTGGTCTGGCCCATGTAGAACTTGCGGTGGTCTTCCACACCTGCGCCCAGCTCTGCCTCGCTCGGCTCGCTGGCCTCCGCAAACTTCGCCAGAGCGATGACGTACTCGTCCTCGTCCTTGTCGGTCAGGAGATAGTACCAGTCGTTGTCAACCTCGGACTGGAACTTCTTAATCTGCTCGATGAAGCTCTCCGCCGCGGTCTTAAGAACCCTGTTATTGGTGAACTTGCCGTTGGTGAACTTGGCGGTAGGGGCGGTACACTCGGTAGTTACAGGCTTGGACAGGTGCTCGTCAGTGAACACGTCCACAGTTTCAGGAATGGTGTCTGCCTCTCCCTCCTCGGTGGCGGTAAAGGTCACGGTCGCATCGGACACCGCAGCGGAATAGGTCTTGCCGCCTTTGGTGAAGCTGGTGCTGTTGAACAGCGCAGCGAGGTCGTTTGCAGAAGTCACAGCGGAAGATGCGGTGATCTTCACAACAGCCTTGCTGTCCCCGCCGAAACGGAACCAGAGGTTCTTTCTTGCGGCGATGTCAACAGACCCGCTAAAGGTGCAGACGAGCTTTGCAGCCGCAGCCACAACGGGATTGGCAGGGTCAAAGCTGACGATTTTGAACTTGCTCACGAGGCTGGTAGCCAGCGTGGTCTTACCCTGATTGAGCAGGGTGGTAGCCTTGCGCACGACCTTTGCGTTGGGACAAGCTCCCTCTGGGCCGTACACGGCTTTTACGCTCTCAACATCTCTGTACGTTCCGACCGGATAAGCCCCGGTGGTAGATACAAGGAGAATGTCGAGGCTCTCTTTCTCGCTGGGCAGCGCGTCCCGCTGCACAACGACAATTACGTCTTTTGCCATTTGGCGATTCCTCCTTTATTGCTTAATATTCCCTATGGGGTTTCCCGGACGCTCCACAAGAGTAGCGGGCATCGTGTCGGTTCGTACATAGGAGAAACGAATATCGAACCCGTACCTGCGTATCGTGTCCTCCACGAAAAAGCTGGAACGGCTTGCGACTGACCCCACGTTTACTATCACGACCTCGCCTTGCTCGGTCTGGATATTGTGGGCGTTGAGCAGGAAAAAGCCGTTCGCCTTTTCCGCGAGTTCAAGCGCCTCGTCCTCGCCAAAGATGTAGCCGTCCTCGGTTTCCCGATTCGTGCTGCAAAAGGTGAACGACATGGTAGCCGACACCTGTTCGGAACGGACGAGCAGCGGCCCGTCGGGAGCATCAACAATCTCCTGCAAGCCGAACGAATACTCCGGTATTCTCGGAGCGAGAACGCTGTAATAGCAGTATGGGTATTCGGGCATATCTGCGATTTGCTCTGACAGGTTGACAGGACAGCCGATGTGGGCCTCCAACCCGGACACAATCGCGTTACGGGCCTGAGTGAATGTCACTTTTTCACCCCCTCCACAATATAGCGAACCATCGGGTGGATGGAATTGTGGGAGAGTTCCTGTGAGACGGTGTATTTCTGCCCGTCGTAGGTGTCCAGAATGACCTGCCCCGGTTTAATTTCCACGGGGTCATCGGTGTAGAGCTTCTGAGAATTGTACGTGTACGACCCCTCCGGCAAGCGTTTCAGGTCCAGATTGGAGAGCGGCATCACAATTCCCCAAAAGGATGTTACCGGCTCGTCAACAGGTCTGGACTGCCCGCCGGCTGCGGGGTCACGCACGAACGTCCTGTTGGAAACTGTCAGTATGTGCAGCAGCGCCCTCGGCAGTTTTGGAGTTGCGAAAAACATGGGTCATACCTCCTCAACCTTGTATGTGATACGGTCGCGGATATGCGTACCGGTCTCATACAGCGTCGTGTGCTGCGTTTTCTTGGTGAAATCCGACTGCGGCTTTACCCGGTTGTCGTCGATGAAGTTCTGCACCATCTGGGCCGCCTGTGCGCCAATGGCGTTGGCGGCGGCATCTGCGGAGGTCTGTCCAGACAGCACCTTTCCGATTGCTCCCGACACGATTTCGCCCAGCTTGGCTTGGTCGGCGTCAAAGCTCGCTCGGATAAAGGACCGTTCCGGCAGTTTCTCCGTGCCGTACTCGTGGGCGATGGCAATTTTCAGAACTTCGGAATCTGCGCCGCCGACAAGACCCACGAGGATCTTCTTGCCGGCCATATCGTCGCAGGCTTTTTTCAGCCGCTCAAAATCGTTCAGGATAACATTGACATCCATAATCAATACCTCCGATACAGATTTACGAGCTGCATCCACTCCGATTTCTGTGTCTTGTCGAAGTTCCACGTTACATCGGAAATGGAGAACGAGCTGAGGCCCTGCGACCCATTTTGCAGGTTCGTGTACGCCTGTGACACCATATCCCACACAAGCCCCTCAAGGTCTGCGGGGAGGGTCTGCGGCTCGTCATCGGTGGCGTCTTTCGGCAGGACATACCCAGCCGTGTAGCTCACCTCGATAACGCGCTTTGGCGCAACGATGTCATACGCCAGACCTTTTCGATACCCGGCTTTCAGCCATCCCTCGTCACGGTAGATAACTCCCACATCTCCGGTTTGAGAATAGTCATAGCGGTTCGGGTTTACCAATCGGCCCTCCTCCTTGACATACTCAACGCTGATGATGGGGTATTCTACCGTGACAAGTTCCTGCTGCCCATCCGCATCGTACCACTGACGGTACGAGCGTTTGCCCAAATGTCTGCCGGTCTGACGCTCGATCCACGAAGAAGCCTTATTTATCAGCAGTTCGACAACCAGGTTGACCTTTTCGTCCTCGATGTCGGATAAGCCGAGCATCAGCTTCATTCGTTCAAGGGTAGTCAATGCGTTCTCTGCAAGCATAAGGGCCTCCTAAATGGGGCAACGACGGCTATTCGCCGTCGTTGCTGTCTTCTTTCGGCTCGTCCCTTTCGACGGGCTTGGTGGTTCTGGTGCGCTTAGTCTCCTTTGCGGGAACCTCAGCCTTGTTGTCGGTAGGTCCCGTCTGCTGCTTATACACGCGAGACATAATCAGCCCTCCTTACACGGGCTGGACGGCATTGTCGCCCAGCGCAATCGCGCAGGTGGCATCGCACTTGGGGCCGGTGCCGCCGGCGCAGTTCACGGTGACGGTAATCTTGATGAACTTCTTGCAGCCCGCAAGGTCAAGGTCGAGGTTGTGCAGCTCGTTGCCGGACTTGTCGGCGGTGAGGGTGATAGCGCCATCACCATCGGCAGTATGGTCGATGAACACGTGCTTGTCCTTGACGGCGGTATAGCCGCCGCCCTGAGTGTCACACTCAGTAACGGCAATCTTCACGGTGATTCCGGTAGGCTCGCCAGAGGCCGCGCCGAGGGACACCGCGAGGACCCCGGAAAGGAATCTCTCGCGGTCGATGGCGTCCCCGCTCTTATAAGGAATCACCTTGATGTTCTGGATGAGTTCTCTTTTCATATTCAGCTACCTCCTCACATTACACAGGGACGGAGACCTTAGTAGCCACAGCAAAGCTCTCGTCATGGCGCAGGCCGGTGTCCACGTTGTTGATAGCACGGATGAGGGTCTGGTCGTTCTCGAAAGCGGAAACGAGGTTGCCCGCGTCATCCGTCCAAGAACCCTCGCGGCTGGTTTCAATTTCCAGTGCGCCCTGCTCACCGATAACGAGGTCGTTCCAGTTGCCGAACACAATCTGGGTCTTGCCGCCGGTGGTTTCAAGCAGATTGGTGGTCTTGTAGGGATAGCCCACCAGAGTGCCGTTCTCGTTCATCTCCTTAGCGAAGATGAAACCGCCGACCTCATCACGCAGGGACTTGAAGAACTGCTCCACGCTGGTGTTGAACACGAAGCCCAGACCGTCAGCATAAACATTGTTCTTCAAAACGGACGCCACCAGATAGTTCGGGAACGCAGCAGTCAGAACACCCTGATTGCTGGAATACTCGGTGTCGATGCTGGTAACGTCGATGTTGAGCACACCCTTGTTCTTGGTAATACCCAGAGGCTGGAACTCGCCGCCGGTGCCGAGCAGTGCGCCGTAGTCAACGCCCAGAGCCATCTGCTTGGTAACGTCCTGACCGACGATGACATCATTGTCAAAGTTGGTGGAGCGGAGCAGGTCGTTGCTCATGGGGATGAGAGCGGTCAGCTTCTTGGCAGACAGCTTGAGGTTGCCGAACTTGGGTGCGCTGCGGGAGATGGCACGGTTCTCACCGGCGAACAGAGCACGGGAGCCGGTCTTAATCTTGGGGATGTTCAGGTTGCCGTTTGCCATTCCCAGACGGCGGGCGCCGAGGCTGTAAATGACGGTGGACGGATAGAGCAGCTCGATGATCTCATTGGCGTACACCTCGGGAACGAGGTAGCCGCCGTCAGCGGGAACGGTAGCGGACAGCGCCTTGAACTCATGCGCCATATCCGCATCGCCGAACTTACGCTCGGCGGTGAAAGCCGCTCTCTCAATGTCGCCGCCGGAGGCGTGGATGCACTTCACAGCACGGCCAAACATACCGTAAGCGGTCTTGCGGCGCTCAGGTGCGGACATGGACGCGATACGGGTCTGGAAAGAGTTCTGCTTCACACCGTCGGGACCGGAGCCGGTAGAGAGAAACAGGTTGGCGTACTTGCGCTCGGGCTGCTTCTGAACACCGGGACCGCCGGACTTCTTCTCGCCGGCGCCAGCGGCGCTCTTGACGCCCTGACCCTCAAGAGCCGCGATGATGGCAGCGATGAGTTCAGGAGAAACGCCCTCACCCTCGCCCTTATCACCGGCAACAGGGTCGGCAGTAGGAGCGGGATTGGTGGGGTCATTGGTGGCAGTGGGGTCGGTCACGCCGCCCTCGCCCTCGCCCTCAAGGATAGCGGTCACTTCCGCAAGGATCTCCTCGGTGGAAATGCCGTCAGACACGGCCTCGCCGTTCTCCTTGCAAGCCTTTCGCTTCTCGTCGAGGTTGGTAAACACCTTGGCAATCAGCTCAGCGAGCTGTTCCTGAGTAAGTTTCATTTCAAATTCCTCCTTGTGTTACGGGATAATCTCGAAGACAATTTCCGATTTCTTGGTTTGCTTGACGGGGTTGTTGGACTTCACGATGTTGTTCTGCACAGGCGGGTCATCAGGTGCGGCGGGTTCCAGAAACGGGCCGAGAATGTCAGCCAGCTCACGGACTACCGCGATGAAAGGCTTCAAAGCGTCCAGTCTTGCGCGGGTGATTTTGCCAGTTTTGACTTCGGTTCTAAGGCCCTCCACCAAAGACTTGACCTCATCAATCTTAGCTTGGTCGTTCATCGCCCAAGTGACGATAGAAACTTCCCAGAGCTTGATTTCTTTCAGCCGGCGCACACCCTGCTCGCTGTCGTAATCGAACTCAACAGCGTCATATCCGATGGACAGCTCGTTCAGAACACCGTCTTTCATAAGTGTCTGAATGTCGCGGCCCTTGGTGGTATCGCTGATTCTGCCCCGGATGAAAAGACCTTTTTCATCTTCTCGCAATTCCAGCGGCTTGCCAATGGGCAGCTCGCAGTCAGAGTGCTGCGACAAGATTTTGATTCGGTCAAAATCCTCCCTGATGGTCTTGGAGAATGCGCCCCTCTCAATGATGTCGCCTCCGCTGTCTCTGTTTCCAAACACAGCGGCATACCCGGAGAACTCGCCGCTCTCGTCTGTGCTTTCCAGCTCGAACTTGAACGATTTGTACTCGTGGGTGACGGGTGCCTTTCCAGCAGTACGCTTTCCCTTGTTTGCCATACGGTTCTTCCTCCTTTCCTCAGAGATTAGGGCATCTTAAAAACCGCCGTATGTAAGATAACAACGGCAGTTGATAAGCTCCTCCGGGCGAGGGTCGTTCGGGTCGCGCGGATAGCGCAAACCGTTCGAGAATTTGGCGTCAATCGCCACCGTCTCGCCGTTCAGTATGACGTGGTTCGGACCGTGAGAACCGTCACGCGGATTCTTCTGCGGTCTATGATGCCACGTTTTCGTTTTAGCACCGGCGGCTTTCATCGTGTCAAATTGACCCGTTGCCAGTGCGGTCATGGTTTCCTGACGGGCAATCAGCTTTGCCCGCGATTTTGTGGTACTCATCGTGTTTTGAATGGATTCCCGCAGGCTGACTTGGCTCAGACCCTCCGAGACGCCGCGCACGATGATGTCAGCAATTTTATCCCTCGTGGTTTGTTCAATCCCTACGATGCGCTTGCCGCCGTTGATTTTGGCAGAAGATACGAACTCCGGTCGAACAAGGTCTGTCAGACCGTAGCCGTCCTCGCTGATTGACACGCCATCGTTGTAGGTTTTTCGCCACAGAGGATTGAACAGGTTCATCAGCTTTTCCGCTTCTTTGTCCCAATCGAGCAGCCCAGCCGCTATTGCATCGGCAAGCCGCTGCTGTTCAATCTCCGGCAGCTGCGCCCACAGTTCGGGGTCAAACGTTCCATCGGGGAGCAGATAGTCAGACAGCTCCGCAAATACGTCGGATACATTTGCCTTTACCGTTTCTCCAAGAGCCGCAGCAATCGCGGATTGCTGGCTCGCAAAGTGCTTAGACACCGCAGCCTCAAACAGCCGCTCGTTCTGCTGGACAGCCAAAGATTCACGCCGGAGCATAGAAGAAACGTTCGCGCGCATAGACTTTTCGCCATGCGTAGGCTCGTCATACAGCGCGGATAAGTCCTCCCGAACTATCTGCTGCGATATTGCAGCGGGGTCATCGCTCTCGGACAGGAACAGGTCGTTGAGGGATACCTTGAACACATCCCCGCCATCTACCTCAGGCAGGTCCAGAAGCCGCCTCGCTTCGTTCTGCATAAGCAAGCCGGAGTTCCAGCCGTCGATAGCTTTGGCTTTGTCAAAGTCCTTATCGTAGGGGATAACCGGGTCAAAGCGCCACACAAGCCCGCTCCCGAACATCGGCAGCAGCTGCGTGTTGATAGCTTCCTCTCGCATTCTGATTCTTGATGTCAGAACGTTCTTGGCGTAGATATACTGCGCAGCGTCAGCGGTGGAGCGGTTACTGTTCTCGGTAATGCCCATAATTTCACGCGGCACACCGAAGTGTTCCAGCACAGCATCGCGCATAGCGATTCGGCTTTCGATGAAGCCGAGGTTCTTGCCATCCGTGCTTCCCAGCTCTTTCACTTCAACGTTGCCAGAGAGGGCTGCCGCTCGATGGCTGTTCTCTACGCCTTTATGCTTCTGATTCCAGCGGGCTAAGAAAGCGTCCCGCTGCTCATTTGTGGCGTCGGGCATAAGGAACACCACGGGCGGCGTGGCGTCGTTGTAAAAGAACCGCTTTTGGAACTTGGCGGCGTACTCGTCAATCTCTACCTCATCCGCAATGCTTTCGGCGATACCCAGACCACGCAGGAACGGGTCGAGCGGGTTCAGCTGTTTCATCACGAACATATCATCCACCGGAACAGTCATTGTCAGCCCGCCGGAGGATGTGATTTGGTAGGTGGGGTTTCCGAGATAGGGCGTCAGCTTCACCCAATGCGGAGGAACATTCCACAGCTCTACCGGCCTGCCTCGTTCATCCCGCTCGATAAGGAAAAAACTCTCGCCCACGAGCATGAGATAGATTTCGTGCAATCGCCAGATGGCTGAACTCGTCATTTCATACAGTGGGTTCGGATGGCTCATAAAGTCGAGGAACGGGTGGTTTGTGATTTCCACCTCTGTTCCGTCATCCTCGATACGGAGCAGCTTTCCGCTGATGTTTGCGAGGTCACTTGCGATACGGTCTACGACCGCAAGGCGAGGGCTGGTAGAGAACATACCCAGCCATTCGGCTGTGTTCATAGAGGGCGGTCTTGCCCAGCGCGAGACGAAGCTGTCACTGCCGCCCTGATACACGTCTCGCACCTTTTTTCGTCGTGTGATTTCGATGTTAAATAGTCTCATTCTGCACCTCGTTAAAAAGAGAAGCCGAATTCTGGTTTCCCGTTTTCCAACTCTAAATAGGCGTTTGCCGAAGCATCCACCATGTCTTTCAGCTTTCCTACGGGGAAGTTTTCAAGCTGCCTGAAATAATCGTCATTCCAGTCTGCTATTTTCACATCCACGTTTCCGGCAAGCCACTGAGAAGAAAAAGGTTCTGCGCGGGTTACTTTGTCGCCGCTTTCCAGCGATGTCGTAACTGAGTACCCGCCAAGCATTCTTACGAAGCTCTGCGCCTGATCCTTACCGGCTTGTCCGGGGTCCTGCGGAAGTCTGATAGTTACATTGCCGTAAAGCGCATTGTCGCTGGCGGCTGTGTTTAAGATGAGCTGTCGGACATCTGCGCCGTTCTCGCGGACATTGATAACGTCTGCAACAAAAACGCGCCCATTTTTCCGCTTGCCGAGCAAAACTCCGGCGGTGTAGGCGCTTTCGTCGCCCCTGCGGTTGGTACGCATTGCCTGCGGCATACCGTCCAGCTCGTCCATCTCCCCGGGTGCGGTTGCCGCCAAGTCCCACGCACGTACCCATTTGACAACATCGGTAGGCGTAGAGCGGAACATCTGCCCGACCTTGGAGCGTTTGAAGTAGTGACCGGCAGACCGTCGGATTTTCCAGTTACCGTTAAGCAGCTGCTCTTGGTCGAACTCGGACATAGCTTTCAATGCGCCGATGTAGCCGGGGTCGTGTTTCATCATCGCGGCATTGTCCGTCAGCTTCGCGCTGATAAAGGACACGGACTTGACTTCCTCCATCTCCTCTGGGCTGTATAAGTGAAACTCCTCATACAGCTGCTGCGGGGTGTCCGCCCAATGGATGATGTTGTTTCTGCGGAGGAAATACCGCAGCTTTCCGCATCGGCTCTCATCCGCATATCCCGTTTCGGGGTCAATCCACCAGTCTATGAACCGAGCAACCCAGCTTTCTCCGTCCGGGTTGCAGGTCGCCCGAATATAGGGGCGAACTCCGCAAGTTGAACGGTTTCGGGAGAACATATAGAAGAACTGGCTTTCCGTGAAATGCACAAGCTCGTCGAACATCAGGAGCGGGATCTGAGAACCCTGCCAGTTGTACTTCTCCTTTTCGTAGAACATATGGGCGAATGTCACTTTCGCCCCGGACTGGAATCTCCACTGGACGTTTGGAGTTAAAACGCTGGTGGCTCCGAGATGCGGATAGATTTCCTGACTTGTGGCGTAAAGACCACCGGCGCTCATAATCTGAGGCCGTGATTGACGGAAGATAACCGCCTCAAACAGCTTGTTGTCTATGTGGCGCAGGCATTCAAGCAGAAGTGCGTAGGTCTTACCGCCGCCAGCCGCGCCGCCGTAAATGCAAATATCGGCCGGAGAGCGAAGAAACATTTCCTGCTTTCCCTGCTGCGGCCGAATGATGATAGGTTTGTTATTCGTTTTTTCCGTCTTTTTTCTCACGTGCGTCACCCACCTCCGAATCTCGCTCAGGCAGGTAGATTTGAACTTGCGGCTGAACAGAAACCGGTGTGCCGGTTATCTTCGCCTCAACTGATTTCCTGTCATTGAAGAAGTCGCCGCCGTAGACTTTCAGAGCGTAGATGATAGCGGTTGTGTCCCCGCTGGATACGCGCTCCATCAGTTTGTTCTGGCACATTGCCACGACGGACAAGCGCCCCGCCTTGATTGCTTTCTCCAACGCCGGATGCTCCTTTTGGAGCTTCTGCAATGTCCGGCGGGTGATGTCAAAAACGTCGGCGATCTCCTCCATAGATTTGCCTTGCATAGACAAGGACTGGATAATGGCGAGATTATTTTCTACTTCACCGGCTTCTACCCACTGTTCAAACAAGTCCTTTCTCTGACGCTTCGCATCAGACATACCTCTCCGCTACCTTTTCGAGCAGTTCACGCATCAGACCGCCGTGCTTGTTATGCTTGAAACCGCCGGGGTACTCGATGTTCAGCTCTTTTTCCAGATATTCCTCGTAAACTTCCATCGGCAACTGCTTGGGTAGCGAGCAGGCGCAGTAAATATAGCCGGCATTGCAGGCAAGTACCGCTACACTGTCGAAGTAGCTTTCGAGGAGAGCAACGAAGCTCTCACGTGTGTGGAACTTCTGCTTGAATACGATTCCGTTCGTCACGCCGAGGGTGTAATTCTTGTCGTCGAGATACCAGAGGCAATCCCCGGCGCCAGCGGACAGCTTCGTCTTATCGTATGCCTTTTCCACATAGGCAAGGTTTCTGGTGCAGGTAATCAGCGTACCTGTGGATTTCAGCACCGCGTTGCAGGTCGTGAGGACAGCTTTCTCGAACTCATCATCCACAACGGAGTTGATGACCGCTTCCAGAACGCAGTAATCAAACAGGCCGTTTGTTCTGACCTGCTTCTCGGCATTGAGGATATTGGCAATGATGCCTTTCATATCCAGCTTATTCGCGCCTTTCACCATCAGGGACGGCTCGTAGGCATGAATGTTAAAGCCCTTGGATTTGAGCATCTTCGGGTACGCCATGCGTCCCGCTCCGATGTCGATAAGGCTGTCAGACTTCTGCAAGCGGGGGATTACGTACTTCTCATACAGCACGGAGGCGTTGGACTGTCTGCCATCGGTACTCAGGCGCTTCGGCTGCGCTAAGAACTGATGGTAGGTTTTAACGCCGAGGTTGTCAAAGTTGTACTTGCCGTACTCGATACCCATACATTCGAGGAACTCCGGGACATCTTCGTTCGGGATGGCGTAACTCAAAACGCCATATCCCAGCTTCTTGGAGCAGTAGGCATATTCGGCGTTGAGGATGACGTTTCCGTCCCCGTCGGTTACGACGCTGCCCCACTCGCCATAGCGGGACATCAGTTTCGTAATCTCCGAACAAATGAGTACGTTCTTCGGTTCACTCTCGATGTAAACCTTATCCGCAGGGCAGTAATGATAGCCACCCACGGTGTATTCTTCGAGACGAACCGAAGTCTTGCTCGTCTCAATCGAGTTGTGCATAAGGTTGAACAGGATCTCGTCCTGCAAATTCGGACTGTTGATTCTGATGCACGGCAGATATTCCAGCCCAATCGCCGTCGCGGCTTTCTTTCGCTGGTGTCCGGCGGTAATCACGTTGTTAGAGGCGTTCACAATCAGGGGCTTCACCATACCGAAACGGCGAATGCTGTGCTGCAAAGCCTCTAACGCCTCGGGGGTAATGGAGCGGGGGTTGTATTCAGACCCCGTGACTTCCCCGATAGGTACTTTCTCCACAAAATCAATCACGGTTCTCCACTCCTTTCAGCAGATAGTCGGCAAAGCTGCCGCTCAGAATTGCACCAGAATCAATGTACTCCTGATACTTGGCGTTCATACGGTCAAGCTCCACCTGAGAGATAAAGAACGACACATCGCCGAAACGGAACTGGCAGAACGGAAGAACTGCTTTGGATTCCTTTTTCTTAGGCTCGCCGTCGGAGGCAGCAGCTTCATTCTGCACAGGGTCAGCGACAGAGGCAGGTGCGTCATAAGACACCTCTGCGTGGGCCACAGGCTCGTCGTAGGTGGCCTTTGGCTGCTGGGCGGGTACATACCCCTCCTCAACGTCCGCGTCGCTCTCAGCGGCATCCTCGCCGCCGCTGTAGATGGTGCTGACCGTAGGCTTCTTCTTGGGGGGCTTGGGCGCGTCATTGACGCCCATAAAGTTGAATGCCGGGATTTTGATTTCAGCCTGTTCCGGCTCGATGTCAAACACCTCGGTACTCAGCTCGAATCGCTCCAACAGAAGCTGATTTTCGTCGAGGGTCAGGTCAACAAGAGACAGCTCCTCTTTGAGTTTCTCGAAGTCCCAATCGCTGTACTCGCTGGTCTTGTTGTCAACCAGACGGAACAGGTTGATTTGCTCCTCCGTCAGCTCGTCCGCAACGATGCAGGGAACGGATTGGATGCCCAGCTCGCGGCAGGCGCGGACACGGGTATGACCGGCAACGATGGTGTAGTTCATATCCACGACTACGGGGAACAGGAAACCAAACCGCTCGATGCTGTACTTCACCTTTTCAACCGCAAGGTCATTATTGCGGGGGTTGTTATCGTAATCTCTCAGTCGAGAGACGGAAATTTCTCTGATGTTCATTCTGCGTCACCTCCCGTGAGGAACATTACAAAGCCCAGATAGGTTTTGTTCTTGCTGATGTAGTCGTCGTAGACCGCTTTCAGGCGGGCGTATTCCTCCTCCGTGATAGGAAGCTCGTTGTTTCCGAAGATGAGGAATTTGTTGTCCTTGAAGAACTTGCGGTCACGGTTCGGGGTGAAGAACGTGGTCTTGAAATCAAGCCCGATTCCGTTCAGCTCCTGATGCAGCTTGCCAACATCCCACGTGGAATACTCATGGCTCTTGTTGTCGATGATTCTGGCGAGCTTCGCATCTTCTTCCGACAGATTCTGAACGATGCAGGGTACTTCCTCCATTCCAAGCTGCTTGGCAGCTTTCAGACGGGTGTGTCCTGCGATGATGACGTTGTTTGCGTCAATCGTAATCGGATTCAGGAATCCGAATTCACGAATGCTTTCGGCGACTTTTGCGACGCCCGCATCGTTCCTACGGGCGTTGCCCTCATACTCGATGAGGTCATCGACCTTTTTGTAAACTACCTCCATTTTTTGTCCTCCTTGTACTGAGCATAAAAAAAGGGAGCTGCACACACGTACAGCTCCCATGATTTACTGTATTAGGTTTTAGAACAGGCCCCACTCGGCAAACGCCTCGAAGCCGCCGATGTCTTTTATGAACTGGCGGGCCTGCTCTACGATTTCGGAGTATGGCTTGCCATCAATCTCATCATCGCCGATGGCGCAGCACAGCTCGACAGGCTTTCCGGTTTCCTGCGCCTTGAGGAAAGCATAGATATTGACGGACACATCCGCTTTGGACAGGTCCTTGCCATGCAGCCCGCCGCCGGTTACGGAATCGGCCATATCCGAGCCGAGCTTACGGTTGGTAGCGCCGGTGTCCACGTCAGTGCCGCCGGTCCAATCGCCGAGCGGGTTAATCTGCGCAGTCGGGTACAGCTTTTCGAGGTCTGCCTTTGCCGCGTTGCTCTGGCAAACGATGAGCCTGCCGTCGTCGAAGATGTACTTCCCGTCGCAGTGGTACGCATCATAGATGTCGTGGGCAATCGCAGAGAGGGTTTTCTGCTCATCGGTCAGCGGCATTCCCTTGAAGATGCCGTTGTCACCGCAGCGGAAACCTTTCTGCTGGTTGTCCGCGAGGTGTGTATCCTGCGGCACAATGCAGAGGTTGACCTGAACGAACCCCGCTATGCGGTGGATCGCGTTATGGATAGCCCCCAGAATTTCGGGGCGCAGCATAGGCGCGGAGGTTTCCACAATGGTGTGGCAAACCCCGTGACCGATAAGAACCTCAACGGCAATCTTAGGGTCGTCCTGAACCTGATACGCCAAATCCACGATGGCGCCGGCAATGCGGTCAGCAATTTTGTCCGGGTGGGACGGGTTTACTTTCTCAATCATAATATCAATTCCTTTGCTTGATTTTTTCGTTGCCGTTCAACGGCGGTCCTAACAGGTCGCAGTCCGCATCCGGTGGGTCTTGAACATAGCCGTAGTGATTTGCGTAGCAATAAGCGCAACCGTTTCGGCAGGTACTGTATGCACCAATATCGACGCTCTCAACGCATTGACACAGCCCCCTCTGATTGCGGTCTTTCGGCTTATCAACGCCGAACATCTTGCCGTCCACGCAGCTGGAATGGGGAAGCCCGAGTTCCTCTGCGCAAGAGGAAAGAACAATCCCGTGCTGCGCGGCAATTTCAGACAACTGTTGCGCCAGCTCAATCTGCTGCTCAGTTGTGAGCGGCTGAATGTTTAACGGCCTCAGATCCACAGTTCGGTAGGAATCCACGAAACTCATAACGGCCTTTGAGGTGTAGCCCTCCAACGCCTCCGCAATCTTCGTGAACGCCCGAATGTGGTAGTCCCAAGTGTAGCGGTCGTTCAGAAATACCGGGTCGTAACGCCAGATGGCTTTGTCAGCCCCGATTCTTTTGAACGCTGGAATCACAACCTCGTTCTTATCTGGGATGTTCTTCTCAACATCCCGTCCGTAAGGTGTGATGGTGTACTGGAAATAATATTTGAATGCGTCCAGCTCGTGAATCCTGTCGAGCATAGGCGCTGCATTCTTCGTCCAAAAAACGAACCCGTCTACTTTGTCGGGCGTGAGTGAAACACGCCCGACTTGTAGAGGGTTGTATGGGTTTCTAAGGAGGACAAATCCTTTCCCAACACGGTTGTAAAACCACTCGGAAAACAGCGCCGGAATGTCCGTCCTCCTGCTTGCACTCACAATCATAACGGCATCCCATCCTTTAGGTAGTTTGCGAATATCCAGTTACGGCAGGTTCTCTGCTCCTTGGTGTAAGTCCCCGGAGGGTTCGGCACATAATCCCAGAAGTGGATGCGCCGGGCGTTCGTGATATGCAGCTTGATTCTATCGTTTTCGATTCGGATTTCAGAATTGCTGTCCGGCACGAATGCCACATGGGTGTTCAGCTCCCAAACAAAGCCATCGCTCAAACCGCAGAGGTAATATGCTTTGGCGTGAGGATGCTGTTTTACGATGATGTCCACAACGGCGTTGGACTTGTGCAGCGTTCCGTAATAAACGCGGTTGTCCTTGTCGCCGATGAAACATTTTGCGCAGCACTGCGATATATCCACATTGCGGATGTCTCGGAGCCAGAAGAAGTTGCACTTCTTGAGGATTTCCAAGTGCAAGTGCATAGGCGCGTGTTTAATTATAAAATCCGATGGTATCATTTTATCACTCTCCTATATGACGGGTCAATGACAGCTTTGTGACACGACGGACACCTCCGCTATCTCAGGGTTCTGCGCCTGAAAATACTCTCCAAGCGCATAAAGCACAGTTTCGCAAACGCTCGGCAGAGCGGGATGGAACGCGAATCCGCACCCCGACATTGCGCTCTTGACCGCGACAAACTCCCGGTCGAATCCGCTCACGCGGGTTCTGGCGGCTTTCATTCGTCTGCCGTGGTCGTCAAAGCTCTCAAACAGGGCGTGAGAGAGCGGGTTGCCAGCGCTTACCGATTCGCCGACAGTCAGCTTGGCGAGGGTGATTTCATAACCCCCCGGAACCGTGCCGGTCAGCGTGAACGTCGAAACGTTAGTGACGTAGCTCGGCAGTGGGTTGAACCCGTCGTATGGCTGCGGCTCGAAATTCTTAATCATCTTGGTTTACCTCCTGTTCTTCGTTGTCTCTCCACTCATCAAAGCAGACGGGAGACATCCCTGCAAATTCCTCGCCAATGTGGTTAAACACCCAATCGGCAAGATAGTTCAGATAACGCTGCCACTCACTCGTGTCATCGAAATCTGCGATGAAGCCCTCGGCCATCGTTACCCCGCACAATTCGAGCATCTCATGCTCTAAATAATCCAAGGTTCCACGGTCGGCGGCTATGGCTTTTTCATCATCAACCGACAGAACGGCAACAACTTTTCTCTCTGTCATTTCACATCCTCCTCTCTTTTTTGCTCGCGCAGATGTTCGCGGAGTTCCTGTCGAACCATTGCGGCCTCGACATCGTTGCGCGTAGCGTTCTCAACCAGCACGTTCCAGCTGCCGTCGTTCATTTTGAACGTGTGTACTTTCCGCTTTGCGCGGAGCGCGTTCACCAGATCCACCGCATATTTCAGAATGCAGCAGACCAGAATCGTAAACCCAAGCCAAATCCAAGGGCTGGAAAAGATGAATCTCAAAAACTCCATCACGCATCATCCTCCAACTTCAAACGGGCTTCAAGCTCGCGGATACTCTGCAAAAACTCCGTTCGACAAGACAACTCGCTTTCCTCCACCGTGGCGCGGAGACATTTCAGCGCCGCCACAACCGGCGTGTCGAAGCTGTACTTCTGGAACACAACACCGGTTCTATCGTCCGTGATTAAAACCTCGAACGCATCTCCCTCTCGGATGCCGAGGTTCAAGCGAACCTCACGAGGGATGACAACTCTGCCGAGGTCGTCAACTCTACGGATAACTCCTGTTGCTCTCATTTCTGTTCCTCCTCACAATTCGTATTCTTTGTGGTGGGCAGCCCTGCCCTTGTAGCGGACAGAGGGCTGAATCCAAACAACTTTGCCGGATTTGTACCGGCGCAAATGACCGCGAACGCTTACCTCGTGGTCTGGCTTTGTGTACCCTCGCTTTGCCTGTTCCGGCTTCGGCAGAGCGGCTTTGTCAAACTCCTCCACGGTGTAAACCCTGCGGATGAGCGGCTGCCGTAATTGCGCCAAGCGCTTTTTCTTCTTGTGCTTGGCGGGGCGTCGCTCAACGCGCTGCTCAATTTTAACTTTCTCTCGGTAATAAGCCATGAACAGCATAAGTGCGTGATATTTCGTCGCTTCTTTCCAGTCCGTCCGGTCAAACCCGAGTACAAATTCGAGCGCTACCTTGCGTTCTTCGGATAAATGCTCAGCGAATCTGTGTTCGGATATTTCCTGCGTTTTGGGGTCGTACTGGAATGTGATAACAGCGGGAAGAAAAGGCTTCTTCATAGAGAAAACAGCTATCTCAACCCCACCGTTCTTGCTCTCAAATGTGAATTCGATTTGCTCCTCTTGAAGCTCCACGACGCCGGATTCCATCGGAGCAAGGAATCCCTCGCGGTCAAGCCAATGCTTGTTCTCGTAATACCAATCAATTACCAGCTTCATGCGGGCGTTGCTCTTAACGATAATTCGGTCAGCCGTGTTGCGGTTCATTTCTTCTTCACCTCCGTATCAGGGTCGTGCCACTGCAACCCGCGCATTCGGTAAAGCGGAATCCAGTGTTCGCTGTAAAAATCATAGCCCGCGCCGTCGATGCCAAAGAAGTGGCCCCATTCTTCGTGCCGATAAATGCGGAATCCGCACTCCGACATAACCTTTACACCGCCGGCATTTTCAAGCCAGTAGTTGTCACAGGAATCCCCGAAGCTCCACATTGTTCCCCACATCGGGAGAGGGTCGTCATTCACGATCTCCAAATCATCAGGCTTCACAAGGATAGATGGGCCGCCATCCAGATCCACGCGGAACTTGTCGATGTCTGCGGTGTACGCCACAATCTCACCGAGATGTTCCAGCGTGTCGCAATCATCCGGCAGGTCGAAAACGTGAACTCTGCTACCAACGTGGGGCATCGTAAGTTCTTCCCACTCCTCGTACCTGTCGCGCATGAGCCGCTCAATCATACTCTGCGGGATGGCATTGAATTCATTCACCCATTTGTGGGCTGCGTCGCTGATTGTCATGCCCTTGACCATTTATTCGTCAACCTCCAATCTCATAGACCACCGAGCGGCTTTCTCTCGGATAAACCGCTCAACTTCTTCACGGTCAAGACCCAGCGCCGCCGCGCAAAGAACAACGTCCGCAAACTCCTCGTTCAGTTTGTGAGAGGCTTCCTCGGTACTGACCGGCGTTGGATTCCGCATATCAATCGTTCGGCGAAGTTTCAGTGCGGCTTGAGCCAATTCTGCCGCTTCCTCTGCCATACCCGCCAGCAACTCGCTACAGCCGAGCAGGGTGTGAATATCCGTAAGCTCTCTGCCCCAATCTTCGAGTGCCTTTTCAATAGGCGCCGCTATATTGAGTTCCAGATATTCGGGGATTACATCAACTTGGACGTACCCCTTGAACGTGGAATCATCATAATGATTCGGGTCTGCCGGCTCGAAGTCCACCAGTTTCATTTTCATCTGCAAGTATCGTGTGGGGATGAGCGCTTCCTTGATTGACGGAATGACTTTGAACCCATCATCAGTCCTCCAACTAACGGAGCAGTCGATACCCGCCTTGCGAATGAGGTAGCATATTTCGTTCAGCGTCAGCGGATTGCTTTTGGCGGTCATCCTGTCTGCGCTTGCCGCATTGTCAAACCACGCCTTGAAATCTTCGTAGCCTGAAAAGTCTTTCATAAATCTCAACTCCTTTGCAAAATAGAAGAAACCCGCCATTTCTGGCGGGTTTCCGTGTATAGGCAAATTCAGCTATCTATCTTGGAGAACCTCAATCTGCTGACCGCGCTGAAGTTCACCGATAAGGACGGCATCACTCGCGACCTCGCCCTTTACACCTGGAACGGCAAGCTGGTAGTGGTCGACGACGGTAT